TTGTGTCTGCTACATCTTTGGATATGCTGGGCCAGCAGTTGGGTATCAATACTGACTACATGTCCACTCCTCAGCAGCGCAGACAGCGAATCAAGAATGCTGCTGTCAATTATCAGCTAAAGGGTGATCCTCAAAGTCTTCACAACCTGATTGCTGAACTAGCCGGATGGGATTCAAGCGCCACATATAATGCCAATCTACTGGACAGTGGAGATCAGGCCGCATTCTCACATCCTATATACGACAACTGGAATGCTAATACTACGTACTTTGTCAATCAGTTAGTTCAGTACAACGGTTACAACTACAAGAATCTTGTGCAATCTGTAGGAACTGCTCAGGCCCCAACAGGAGCGGGGACAAGCAATACATGGTGGCAGGTACAACTTCAGGTACTGGACACTACTACCCTATTGAATCCAAGAACAGGTCTGTACTCTACTTGGCAGGCTGTTCCTAACAGTGTTGCGGCTACCCTTACAGGAGTTGTCACAGGTCTTCCGCATCCTACTGACACCACGATAAATAATTTCAATGCTCTTGCATATAATCAAACTACTAATTTCAATGCTGGATTTATTGATTTCTACAGTATTGCTCCTATCAATACTCCCAATTACTCCAATACCACCAATTATGTAATAGACAACTATGTACTTAATACAGATGGGTATTATTACAAGGCACTTGCTGCAAACGGACCAGCTACAACAGTGGTTACACCTGGAACCAACAACCTGGTGTGGAAGCCCTTCTATTTTGTAACCACTGACCGTCCTAATACAATCAAGGATGGAATTCCTATTCCTCAGGTGGCTCCTTGGGATAACGTAACTCAGTACAATGTTGGTGATGAGGTTCAGTTCTTCGGAATTATCTATATTGCTACTAATCCTAATACTAATTTCCAGCCTACTGGAAATTACTATTCCAATTTGAATTGGGTATACGTACAGCCTTCAGAGTTTGTGTACACTGCCAGTGCCTATTTTGGAAGTATTGCTACAGGTACCAGTGCATTACAGTATGCAGTAAATGCTAATTTCTACGCCAGTGATGGTACGAACCTTACAAATATCGCTATACAATATCCAACAACTACTCCATACAGTGGCTCTGTTGCGAGATTTATCACAGACTTCTCCGATCTCAACGGACAAGGTGACATCACTATTCCATCGGGATATTGGGCAGCGACACCAGCAACAGTAGGTCTGTGGAAGTCTCGCTATGGTATGGCTTTTGTAGATCCAACTCTGGCTGGAACTACTACCTACGAATACATTCTTCAACCAGTAGGGCTTTCCAGAGCACGTCTGGCTCTTACCTTTGCCACAGATTATGTAGACACAGCCCATAAGGCCCATGGAATAATCTTTGGATATGTGGATGCGAACAACTTCTTCTACGTAACACGTAAGAGTCTCTACCAGGTAAGTGCAGGGGTAGAAAGTCTTATCACCAACTGGACTAGAATGGTTGATGGTGACCGTGTAATAGTGGATATTACTTCTACTGATATTATCGTTTCCAAGTATGCTAGAGATGGTAGAGGTAATCTGATTCAATTGGTGGATATAAGTAATCCTCTTTCTGGTACCCCTCAATTCGGAATCATTCACAAGTACTCAGCGTCTGGAGCAGTGTAAATGGCAAATCCAAAGACTAGTACCCTTATCGACTTCTTCCTACCTGATGGCTATGGAGCCTTCGGGTATGGAAGCGGTAGTTATGGTGGAGGTACTGAACTCCTAAATCCACAATGGAATACCAACAGTGGAAACTATGGAATAGATGTAGTAACAGGTCTTCCTTATATTGAAGCTACTTCTACACCTAGTTATCTTGGTGCTGCTCTTTATGACATAACCAATGATTCTTTCTTTGCCAAGATTGTGCCTGCTCCTGCCGGAAACGGCGGAACACAGACGGCTCTTATCATCAAGGCAAACAACAATAATTATGTAACCATGTCTGTTGGACCACAGGGTACCTTCAGTGCGTATGGTGTGAACGACAGCAGTGTAGTGAATATTGCTTCCAACATGCCTACCTATGATCCAACAGCACATGCTTATTGGAGAGTACGAAACGATTCTGTTCTATTCCATTTCGATGTTTCTCCTGATGGAAGCACTTGGACAGAACTAGGAAACGTTTCATATATGTGGGACACGACTTCTGTGGTCGTTTCCATATTCGCAGGATTCACTGGAATGGAGAATCCAGGGAACCTGGCTCTTGTTTCCCACATCAACCTACCCGGTACAACACTGGCTCTATCGGGTTCTTTGGGGTCCTCAGCAGCCGTAGCGGGTCAGGCAGTAGTATCTAACCCTAACGCTCTTTCAGCGTCTGTAAACGCCATTGCAGGGCTTCGTGCAAACTTCAACATCACCTTGGGAATTCCTGAGGGTGGAGTGACTGACTTCGCTTTCAGCTCAGGAAGTAATAATGGTGTCGGTAATTTCGATGCTGCAAGATTCAACGGATACTTCTCTCCTGTATTCTCAGGAGCCACCAGCAGCAATGGTGCTACCTTTACACGCAATAAGTGGGTACGAGCATTGGCAACACTAAGTGCTCCTACTCAATACCGTGATGGTTCCTATTGGCAGGCAGCCAAGTATGCTGCTATTGACGCCAATACCCATGCAGTTCCTCAGACAGGAACGAACTTCTTAAGTGCTGTACAGTTAGCTGCTAATCCTGTCGCAGGAATCAGTAATCGTCTGTCACTAGATGCTTCTTTGTACATAACTGAATGCTGCTATGGAGCAGGTCCAGGAATTACCTCAGCTTTCAGAAGTTCTGATGTCACCTTCACTGGTGCCTATTCCGGAAAGATACTGAGCAGTTCTTCTCCCGTAACAATTGGTACCGGACAACTGGCTTACTATCCTATTCCACAGAAGTCCGGTGTAACCTCTGTTCTTGTACAAAATACTACGTATGAGAGTTTATTCGCCTCTGTGGCACTGTATGCAACAAGAGCCAATACCAACTGGTTCGCTACTATTCTTTACTATGACGTAAACTTCAATCTGCTTACAGCAGGAGCCAGCAATACAATCGCCAGTGCGTCAATATCAAATATGAATGTCCATCCTGGTGGAGGAACTTGGCAGACCGGAATCATTGATACTCGTGGTGTTCCTGCTCCTGCCAATTCCGTATGGATGGCAGTTGTTCCAGTAGTCATCAATCCAAGTAGTCTTGTTGAGACTGTGTATATGGACAACCATTACATCGTTGGTACTACTCCATTTATTGCTGGTCAGATAACTACTAATTATTCAAATCCAAGAAATGCGAATATTGTAGTAAAGGCTGACAGAGTAAACTATGTCAAGAATGCGGGATTCAATACCAACACCACAGGTTGGACACAGACCAATGTCAATACATCAGGTTCTCCTAATCCAGTAACAATGTCTTGGGATGGAACCACAGGTTACCAGTCATTAGGTTCTATGAAGGTAGCTTATGTAAGTCCAACAGGTACATTCACAGGTAACACTTCCACAGGACAGATGGGAACTGCTTCTCCAACAGCATTTTCCGGTACTGGTGCAATTCCAGTAGTGATTGGTTTGGCTATTGGACATACATATACCATCAGCGCTTGGATCAAACAAGGTCCAGGATGTCCAGATGTGTTTATGAACTTCTATGATGGAAACTTCAATGGAGTAACCAATGTTAGTACCAATGCTGTAAAAGCTACTAGTACTGTATTAGGATGGACTAGAGTTTCTGCGACATATACTGTTCCACCAAACGGATTAAGAGATTATGGATTCTTCTTCTTTGTGAAGTACAGTGATTATGCTCTACAACCTAATTTTAATTTCTGGGTTGATTCTATTCTTGTTGAAGAAACTCAACAGTTACATGATTTCTTTGATGGTGGTTTTGCTTCAGCAGATTATCAATGGGAATCTGGAGGAGCAGTTAATAATTCAAGATCCTATTACTACAGTAATTACACTAATAAGTTGAATAGACTAAATGTTGCTTTACCTTCTGTTCTTCCTGTTGGTGAAACTTATACTCTATTGTTTGCTCAACCAATTGCTTAAATAGAAAAAGAGTTATATTCCTTTAATAAATAAGGAGTATAACTCTTTTCTTTATATTCTTTTATGGGGTAGCGCTTCGACGTACACCACAGTACCAAACTTTTCCAGGTTGTGTCAACCTCTGGTAAGCTACTGACATGAACCTACTACTGATAGCACTAAGCGTAACCTACCTGTGGGCGTATGTGAAAACCCACCTCAATCTTCCTGACTGGTTAATCCACTTCATCCTGCTTCCTGGACTAGCCTATGGTCTCACCTTCGTTCCGCAACACTACTTGACAGTACCTGCTGTCTGTGGAATAGTCTTCCTCATCGACGCCATGGTACACAAGGCAGTGCCAAGGGTTGCGGAGAAACGAGTGAGACGACAGTCTAACATTCCTCCCCTTCCTTGACTCTGATACTCCTGTGGACTATGGTTAACCCAAGCTCACAGGAGCTTTTTTTGTTGAAGGAGGAACTTTGCGGAACTTCAAGAGTGACCTGACTATCATGGTTGCAGGTACTGGTAAGACTACTGCGGCAAATCTCAAGGAGAACCTTGATGACTGGGTATTCGGAAAGCAGGATGATCCGGATTCAGTGAACAGTCGCGAGGTCAGGATTATCTTTCCTATCCTCCACCGTTCTGGTCCGGCTATGAACCTGATGACCAAGTATGCCATTGATGTGGATGCTGATGTCCAGGTGATTCAGACTGTGGATGCACCTATGAACCGTGATCTTGCGGCTCTTCCTGACATTATCAAGGTTGAGGATGAGCATCTTGCACTGAGTACTGGTTTCAAGCTTCTCAAGGATCGTGCAGATGCGGGAGACGAGACTGTCTTCCTGATGTTCTTTGATCCTGAAAACACTTATACTCAGGGACAGTCTGCTCTTTCTGATCTGGAGATCATCTATGAGGCCAAGTCTCATTCCGAGATTCTGACGTTGAACCTTGATGGTATGGTGGATGTCTTTGAGGGATACGAGTCTGATGCGGATCGTATTGATCGTGAGATGAAGCAGGAGTCTTTTGCTCTTGCGGCTAAGGCAGAACAGGATCGTCTCAACGCTCTGGCCGTTGAGTCAGGAGAGGCCCCTAAGAAGGCTCCAGTGGCCCGTAAGAGGGCTGCGAAGAAGGCAGTGGCACCCAAGCCCACTGAGCCTGTTTCAGAGCCGCAGAAGGCCACTGAGGACGTTCCAGAGCCTACTGTGTATCCACGTGCTCATGTAGGTAATACATCTCTTGATGAGTTTGTCGCCAAGAAGGTAGCAGAGCAGGCAGCAAAGAAGGCTGAACTTGTTCCAGTGACTACTGAAGAGATTTGGGATGACGTTGCCAAGAACAGGTCTCCTTGGGACAACTCGCGTACTGATGCTCTGCTTGTTGAACTGGGCGAGGGTATCGCAGAAATGGGAGAGGCATTCTCCAAGACTATCCGTACTATGACAGAGCTTATGAGGGAGCGAAATGGCTAAGGCTGTTCCTATTGCAGGAGATATTATTACCAGTGGGTTCTACGGTACAGAGAGCCCTTGGATAGTTACTGAAGTAACTGATGGTACTATCCATATGTTTCAAAAGAACAATGAAAAGGATTACGACTCTCTCAGTATTCAGAGTTATCAGGAATCCTGGTACATTCTTGAACTTGCTCCTAAGGAACTGAAGCAGGTTGGCGGAGACCATTACTCCAAGCTGGGTGTGACACCTATTGTTATTATCGAGGACAATGATTTGGATTTCTTTGAAGGAAATGCTCTTAAGTACCTTCTTCGTTACAAGCACAAGAATGGTGTAGAGGATCTTAAGAAGGCAGCCTGGTACATTGACTACCTCATCAAGCGGGAGTCTGCACGATGACTAAGCCTAAGTGGGTATGGGAGATTCTCCTTGATGATTTTCCTGATTGGTTCGGCGGACAACTCTACTACGATTTTGAGTATGCAAAGTGGTGTGCTGAATCTGATTATCGTGAGACGATTCCTTCTGCTGTAGAAAAGAATCTCTCATGGCAGCTTGTCACCAAGGGTCTCTACCATATGTATATTGATGAAGAACCTAGTGGTGTAATGCTGAAGATTCGCAGAGTACACGATAAGGGGAACTGAATAGATGTCCCCAGGAGCTTGGGGTGATTTGTGGGACGACTCTGAAAAAGAAGAGATCGTCCCTCAGTCATCTTTTAATTCAATGAAGTTGGCGGAGTATTTTCGTAAACTGTTTCAGGCTGCACCATGGTCTGGATTTGCAGTAGTCAATATCAGAACTATGGCTGGTGCCATCAAACACTGGAAAGACAAGACAGACTCTGCTACCATGATGTCGATGATGGACCTGTATATGCAGGACGCATCCTTGAGAGGAAAGAATCCCGGTTGGCAGGACTTCCTCTATCGGGCAGAGCAGATCAATGCTAAGCTTGCGCCTGTTGTCGTTGAAGACAAGTGGGCAAGGTACGAACGCGAATGGGAGGAGACAAATGGCAAGGATTCCGCATGAGTATTTTGTGGGTCGTTGGGAGTCTGCGAAGATACCTGTCAAGTTGAGGGGTATGCGATTCACAGACTATGAACATCCTCATGGAACAGGTAAGGTAGCTCTTGCTGCTGCCAAGAAGTTCACTGAGAATTTTGCAGATCACTATGTCTCTCCCAGAAGGGTAGCCGCAGGAAGGCTGCCGGATAGTCGAGAGAACATTGGTAAGGGTCTATTGTTCTTCGGCCGCAATGGTACACGTAAGACTACTCTTGCTGCGATTACTCTGACAGAGGTTCAGTACAGGTATCCTTCTTTGGAAGTTTTCTATATCAGGTTCTCTGCTCTCAAGGCTGCTATGACAGATACCTTTGAGAGTGATGGTAGTGAACGTAAGACCAATGCCAATAAGATCCTGGATGCTGTCCGTACCCGATCACTTGTTGTTATTGACGATATCGGGCAGGAGTATCGTACACAGTCAGGATTTACTGAGAGCTTCTTCCATGAGTTGATCCGTGTGCGCTATGACAATGCTCTGCCTACTATCATTACTACCAATATCGACCCTGAGTCAATGCGAGGGGTCTATGGAGACTCTTTCGAGAGCTTCCAACATGATGCCTTCGATTCTTATCCGCTACTGGGTAAGGACACACGACTTTAGGAATGACTATGGATGAATCACGTAATATCTATGATCTGCTTGGAAAGATCGAGTGGGAAGGAGGTATCTATGAAGTCTTGGATTATGGTCTTCATGTCATTGACGACTACGATGTTCCTGATTCTCTTAAGGAAAAGTGGGAAGAGATGGATGACGCCTTCTATGAGTTCATGGACCTGATGAATGAGGTCCAGGCTGAACTGTCTGATGCTGAAACCAATTACAGTAACACGAAGGAGTATTAATGAGTCCGCATCTGAGTACTGTTATGAAGATGCTCAAGGTTCTGGAAGATCGATCCATGTTTGATCGTGATCAGTTCCTTCCGTATGATCTGAGGGAGATGCTTGACGAGTTGTGCGAGGTCATGGATGACTATGACTCTGCTCATTCTGATGAGTCTTACTCTATCGGCTATGAGGATGGCAAGGATGCAGGCTACGATGATGGATATGAATCGGCACGTGACAAGGTCATAGAGGCATTGAACTACTGAGCCTGTAGGGTGTAGGGTTGGTTCAACAGGGCAGAGAGAAACAAAACTCTCTGCCTTCTTGGACTCATCTTAAGGAGACAATTGAGTTATGTATTAGCCGCTATCGGCATTCTTGGATTATGGATTGCTGGTAGCGGCAACAAGTGGGGCTGGACTCTAGGTATATTTGCCCAGTTCCTATGGGCATGGTATGCAATTTCTACCAAGCAGTATGGCTTCCTTATCTCCTGTGCGGGATATGGATTCGTCTATGTAAGAAACTTTTTCAAGAAGGAGAAACATGAGAACCGTAACCTTGACTCGGGGATTGCCAGCGTCGGGTAAGTCAACTTGGGCAAAGCAGCAAGTAGCAGAGTCCAATGGACAGATTGTCCGTGTGAATATGGATGATATTCGTGCGATGGTTGGTCTTCCGTTCAGTAAGGATGCTGAGGCTATTGCCCTGAATATTCAGGACAAGGCTATTCTTGCGGCTGTATCAGCAGGCAAGGATGTCATTGTGGACAACACTCACATCGAGAAGAACATGCCTAAGCGTATCAAGAAGCTCTTTGATGGTGATGTTCTTTTTAAGATCCAGGACTTTACTGACGTATGGGTTACTGAATGTGTGCGTCGTAACGCTCTTCGTGATAATCCTGTGGGTGAAGATGTTATTCGCAAGATGGCTGCTCGAATTGACAGGTGGAAGTTGACCGCTGAGTTCATGAACGATGT